CAAAGAAAGTTATCATTTGAGACAGAAAGGGAAAATTGCTGAACTTGCACTGGGCTATCAAGGTGGACCAGGTGCATTGACTGCAATGGGTGCGATAGACATGGGGCTTACTCAGGAAGAGCTGCCTGAAATAGTACGGATGTGGCGAAACTCAAACCGCAGAATAGTTGACTTATGGTACAGCCTTGGAAACGCCGCAGTAGATGTAATTGAATCAGGCTCAAGGGTAGCAGTAAAAGACTTGTTATTAAGCAGGGAAGGCGATTTGACAAATGGTATGGACTTTTTTACCATAACACTTCCAAGTGGGCGTAAACTGTATTACGCTAACCCTGGAACTAGGGAAAACAGCTGGGGTTCACAAGTTATTACTTACAAGTCGAGTAACCAGACAAGCGGAAAATGGGAAACAACAGATACTTACGGCGGAAAATTAACGGAAAATGTAGTTCAAGCTATCGCAAGAGACTGCCTTGCAGTATCAATAAAAAGATTAACTGAAAAAGGATTTAAAATTGTAATGCACATTCACGATGAAGTGGTTATCGAGGCTCCTATGGAAATAACTGTGGATGAAGTGTGCGAGATAATGGGACAGGATATTGAATGGGCTGATGGACTTATATTAAGGGCTGACGGCTTTGAGACACAGTATTATAAAAAGGATTAGAGAAAGGAGGAAAAAATGACAAATAGGGAAATAGTAATATCGACTGCCGGGAGCAGAAAAGAAACACACTGGAAAACTGAAAAACTGCTGTGGAGCGAATTTATTAAAAGGCTTGAAAATCCTACAAGGACAACTGAAACATATGAAAGTTTTATGAAACTAAAAAAATCACAGCAGGATAACCTGAAAGATGTCGGTGGATTCGTTGCTGGGGAATTAAAAGATGGAAAGCGTAAAAATACAAAATTGTTAAACCGTTCGCTAATTACCTTGGACCTTGACAACATTCCAAGCGGGAAAACAAAAGAAGTTATGGAAAAAGTGAAAGATTTGAATGTGTCGTATGTGATACATCCCACCCGTAAGCATTCGGAAGCGGCTCCAAGATTAAGAGTTATGTTCCTTGCTGACAGGGATATGAAACCTGACGAATATGAACCTGTATCAAGAAAAGTTGCCCAGAGATTAGGGATTGAAATGTGCGACCCTACAACTTTTGAACCTGCAAGGCTGATGTTCTGGCCAAGCTGTTCGCAGGATGTGAACTATAAAATTTATTATAGTTTTAACCTTGAAAATCCACCTGTATCGGTTGACGGTACGCTTAATCTATACGACGACTGGAAAAATATGAGCGAGTGGCCACAAGTTCCTGGAGCTGAAAAAGTTACGGATAGGCTTCTTAAAAAACAGGAAAATCCATTGGAGAAAAGCGGACTGATTGGGGCCTTCTGCAAAACTTTCACGATAGCTGAAGCAGTGGAAAAGTTTATTCCGGAAGAGTATGAAATTTCTGATGACGGAAAAAGAATGACTTATACTCAAGGGAGTACGTTTGGCGGAGCTGTAATATATGATGATATCTTTGTGTATTCACATCATGCAACGGATCCTTGTGGCGGAAAACTATGCAATGCTTTCGATATGGTAAGGCTCCATAAATTCTCTGATATGGACGCAGATTCAAAGGAAGGAACGCCTACGAGCAAACTGCCTTCATTTACTGAAATGTCAAGACTTGCAAGAGAAATAAAAGAAGTGTCAGCAATATTGAATAAAGAGCGGTACGAAAAGGCGGCACAGGATTTTACGACAATTGATGACGAGGATACAGATGTCGAGTGGATGAACCTGCTGGCAGAAAATGAGAATGGGAAATATTTAAAGACTATAAAAAATATAGAAATTGTACTCGAAAACGATATAAATTTAAAAGGGAGGTTTGCAATAGATGAGTTTGCGAACAGGGCAATGGTTGTGGGAACTACGCCATGGGACAACAGAAACGAAGTAAGGCAGTATGAGGAAGTGGATGACAGCGGCTTAAGGAACTATCTTGAAAACAGATATGGACTCACTGGAGAAAACAAGGTCAATGATGCACTTCTGCTTATCTCGCACAAAAGACGGTATAACAGCGTAAGGGATTACTTGGAGAGCGTCAAGTGGGACGGCAAGCCTAGAGTGGAAACACTTCTGAGAGACTACCTTGGTGCAGAGGACAGCATTTATACAAGAGAAGTTATGAAGGTATCCCTGGCGGCGGCAGTTGCAAGAGCCGTTGAGGGCGGAGTTAAGTATGATTATATGCCGATATTTACTGGAAAACAGGGAATTGGTAAAAGTACATTCTTGGCAAAGCTTGGAAAAAACTGGTATTCTGACAGCCTTCAGACTTTTGAAGGCAAGGAAGCCGCCGAAATGATCCAGGGGACATGGATTAATGAACTTGGGGAGCTTACAGGATTTAACCGAAGTGAGACTAATTTGATAAAGCAGTTTTTAAGCAAGCAGGACGATATATACCGTAAGGCTTATGGGAGAGTTACGGAGAAATATCCTAGGCGATGTGTGTTCTTTGGAACTTCAAATGATTCGGAGTTTCTAAGGGACAGGACAGGGAACAGGAGGTTCTGGCCAGTTGAAGTTGGGATTGTGAAACCTAAGAAGAGCATTTGGGAAAACCTTGACAATGAAGTTGACCAGATATGGGCAGAAGCCTATACAAATTATATTATCGGAACAGATTTATTTTTAACTGGGGAAGCATTAAAGATAGCGGAACAAAAGCAGGAAGAGCATAAGGTAGTAAATGTTAAAGAGGGAATTATTCTCGAATTTTTGGAAAAGGAAGTGCCAGAAGACTGGCGTCTATGGGATGAAGAGAGAAGAATGCTTTTTCATTCGGGGGCGGATAGATCAGGAATAAAACTAGTTCCTCGCGATACGGTATGCGCTGTCGAGATATTAGTTGAATGCTTTGGAATGAAGAAGGGGTACATAAAAAATTCGGACAGCATGGAGATTAACGGAATAATGGAAAATATGAAAGGGTGGGAACGGATAAAGCACCCTTTAAAATATGGAAGTTATGGGAAGCAAAGAGGGTTTAAAAAGATAAAAATATAGAACGGGCAACAAAGTCTACAAACTTTTTAGAACTTTTTAAAACTAAAGGATTTAAAGAATGAAAACGGCAACAAAGTGGGTAACAAAATGGGAAACAATCTTAAAAATGGCAACAAACTTTTGTTGCCGCAAAAATAATTAAAAAAATGAACTTTGTTGCTTGTTGCCGAGATTGTTGCCAAGATTGTTGCCACATAAACCCTTTATTAATCGTACTTACAATATGATTGGCAACAAAGACTACAATCTTTCCTATATAGAGTATAAAATAAAGGAATTAAAGAGATTAAAGGGTATAAATACGAGTATATGGAGTATATAAATCCTTTATTTAATAGTCTCTATACACGCGCGTGAAAAGTTTGTAGCCCTGTAAAAATTTGGAGGTGGAAATGACAGAAAAAGAAATTGAAAACTATTTGGTTAGGAAAATAAAAAATAAAAAAGGAATTGCATATAAATTTACGAGTCCTGGAAACTCAGGAGTGCCGGACAGGCTTTGCCTACTCCCAAACGGAAAAATATTCTTTGTTGAATTGAAATCCCCAGGAAAAAAGCCGAGAGCCTTGCAAGTAAATCAGATTACAAAAATAACGAAATTAGGGCAAAGAGTTTATGTGCTGGATTCAAAGGAAAAGGTAGATGAGGTACTAGAAACTGAACTTTCTAACTGGAAGGAGGATTAAAAATGGAGTTCAAGGCACACAATTATCAGAAATACTGCATTGAGAAAGTTATTGAAAAACCAAATGTTGGACTGTTACTTGATATGGGACTGGGGAAAACAATTATAACGCTTACGGCAATTGATGAGCTTAAATTTAACAGGTTTGAAGTTGACAGAGTTCTGATAATAGCACCTAAGAAGGTTGCCGAAAGCACGTGGCTTAATGAAGCAGAAAAATGGGATCATCTGAAGTACTTAAAATTTTCAAGAGTGCTAGGTTCGGAGAAGAAAAGAATAACGGCATTGAATACGCCGGCTGACATCTATGTGATAAATCGTGAAAACGTCCAGTGGCTTGTCGAGTACTATAAAAACGACTGGCCGTTTGATATGGTTGTAATTGATGAATTTTCAAGTTTTAAAAACCATGCAAGCAAAAGATTTAAAGCATTGAAACTTGTACTTGGAAAAATAGACAGAGTTGTAGGGCTTACAGGTACGCCGGCACCAAACGGGTTAAAAGATATTTGGGCGCAAATATACCTGCTGGACAGGGGAGAAAGACTTGGAAAGAACATAACGGCTTTTCGTGAGAGATATTTTAATTATTCAAAATATGGAGGGAATCCTTTTGGGGAATATGAGCTGAAGGAAGGATCAGACAAGTCAATTATGAACAAGATAAGCGATATATGTGTTTCAATGAAGGCGGAAGACTATCTGGAACTTCCAGACATAACCTACAATACAATTCCGGTTGAACTTGACAGCAAGTCAAGAAAGCAGTATGAAGAACTTGAGAAGAAGATGATTTTAGAGCTGAACGAGTCCGAAGAAATATCAGTTGCAAGTGCGGCGGCGTTGACTGGAAAATTATTACAGCTTTCAAATGGTGCCATTTATGATGAAGAGCGTAAGGTACATAAAATTCACAACTGCAAGATTGAACGTTTTATGGAACTTATAGAAGAACTTAACGGTAAGCCAGCCTTAGTGTTCTACAGCTTCCAGCACGATCTGGAAAGAATAAAAAAGGCACTGGCAAAATCAAAGTTAAGAGTAAGACAGCTTAAAACTCCGGAGGATGAAAAAGATTGGAACAGTGGAAAAATTGATATACTTCTGGCACATCCGGCAAGTGCGGCATACGGCTTAAATCTTCAGGACGGCGGAAATCACGTAATATGGTTTGGGCTTAACTGGAGTCTGGAACTTTACCAGCAGGCAAATAAAAGGCTTCACAGGCAGGGGCAGAAGGAAAAGGTTATAATCCACCACCTTGTGGCACAGGATACAAGGGATGAGGATGTAATGAAAGCCCTGCAGAGTAAAGGAGACGTTCAGGAGGAACTTTTACAAAGTCTGAAGGCAAGAATTGATAAATATAAAAGAGAAGAGGAGAAATAGATGGAACAGTGGGAAATGATGGTTAAAATGGTCAAGGAATTTTATTTGGCTTTCAACCAAGAAAAATTTTTTAATGTGGAAATGACAGAAGATAGAGAACGTTTAAGGGATTTACTGCTTACGGAAGAAAAAACGGAGTATGCGAAAGCCGAAATAGAAAACGACAGAATTGGGAAATTAGATGCAGTTGTGGATATGGCTTATGTGCATATAGGAACATTATTGGAACGATGCAAAGGAGATGTAGACCTTGTTGTGGAAACGTTATACTTTGATACAGCTGATTCAGAATCAATGGAGATATGTAATCGGATAGAGGAAAACAATTTCAATGGAATATTTCTTCCAGCGTTTAAAGAAGTTCACCGTTCTAATATGACAAAATTAGATAAGAATGGGAAACCTGTTTACTATACGGAAGGCCCTAAAAAAGGAAAAATTGGTAAAAGTGAACTGTTTGAAGAACCAAATTTAAAAGAAATTATTGAAGGAGAATCAAGAACACATGAATGAAAAAGATATTGACAGGATAGCGGACAGAGTCGCAGAAAAATTAAGACAGATTAGAAAAATAGACAGATACAAGGAAACAGAAGCGATGCTAAGAGCTTACCCAAATTACAAAAGGATAATTGAAAAAAATAACAGTCGTATTGACGAGATATTGAAAAATGGATTAGGAGAAACTAGAAAAGGAAAAATTTTGGAAAATGTACAAGGTGGGATAAAAAAATATGAAGGAGTCCCTGAAAAAGAAATTGAAAAGGTGGAGCATTTAAAATCGGAAAATTTAAAAATGGAAAAAAGGATTATCAGAGTAGATAATGCTTTGATGAATATAAAGAACGATAAATATTACGAAGTTATAGTATTGAGATATTTCAAGGAATGGACGATTGATGAGATAGCGGATGAGATGGATGTCGATAGAAAAACGGTAGGGAGAAATAGGACAAGATTAGTTAAAGAGCTACAGTTTAACCTGTTTCCTGAAATACTTCTGGATTAAAGGGCTTGACAAAAATGTCCCATACACGCCCCAAACGTGGTATTTACATTCCCCATTTATGTGGTATAATATGATATATTGGAATTTTTGTAAAATTTAACTTTGTCCTTGATACCTTTGAGTATCGGACTGCCAAGACAGTGTAGGAGCTGTCTTTTTTATTTTTTAAGGAATGAGGTGAATGTAGCATTGAAATTAAATGCGAGGCAGAAAGCTTTTTGTGAGTACTACGTAGTTAGTGGAAATGCTACTGATGCCGCAATAAAAGCAGGATATAAAGAAAAGAATGCTAGAAAAATCGGTAGCGAAAACTTGACAAAAATGGACATAAAAGCTTATGTTGACGAACTAATGCAAAAATTGGAGTCTGAAAGGAC